ACTCGTGCAGCGTTTTCCACTTTATTTAGCCCCGCAGGGGCAAGCATCATGGCTCAAGGCGCTGGTTCCATGATACCCACGCTCGGCATGAGCATGTTGGGGCTTGGCGTTCGGTCAATGGCTGCGGTAAATGCGTTGGCTACGGCGGGAGAGTCTGCCAATAAAACCGTTCAAGCTTTGGAAAAAATATCTCCAGAAGACTGGAGCAAAAGCGACGTGTACCAAACCCTCCGTGAGCGGGGTTTGTCGCATCGAGACACAGTTAAATTGCTGTCCCCCATATACGCTTTACCTGCGCAAACAGCGGGTGGGGCGGCTGGTTATTTGTCTGGCCGAATTGGTCTGGAGAATACGTTTGCTGGTAAAGCAGCAGACAGAAGTATCCGTGGACGCGCTGGCCGGGCAGGTGCAGAACTTGGTGGCGAACAGATTGAAACTTTTGCCCCCGGACTTGTGTCTAATTTGACGCGAGGGACACTGGACGAAACTGTAGGCCCGTTGTCAGGGCTTGGTCAAGAGGCAGTTGAAACCGCTGTGGGAACTATCCCCGGCGCGGCGCTTGCCGCCAGAGCAGGAGCACGTCCTCGCGCCCAACCGCAGTACCAACGCGATACCAGCTACGAAGGATACTCCGAAGCACTTGCCCGGTCCAAAGGCTTTTTGGCCCCTACGCCAAGAGAACAAGCCCCAGAGACTGCTGGCCCCCTTGGTGCAATGGGCGCGGTGCGCCCCGGCCAAGAAGCTACACAGACTCCTCCACTTGCCGGGGAACTAAACGTACCTGCGTTTCAACCGCCCACACCGCCCGGGCCGACAACGGAAACTGAGGAGGGGGGGCAACCCGACCCCGAGCAGATCAAAGCTGAGATTGCGCAGGATGCGGCTAGGCTAGAAACCCGAGGCATATCGGAAGAAGACTCTTTGCGCCTCGCTACCAAACGAGTGGAGAAGAAGTACGGCCTTGATGCTCTGGGCGGGTACAAGACTGCGGCTTTGCCTGACGTAAGTAAATGGACCGACGCCAATTTGACCGGCACTTTGGAGTTTCAACTATCAAAGCCCGAGCAAGCGCCGGAGATGGTAACTGCGGACACCCCGCTGGGGATGCGTTCGGCCCAAAACAAGCCGCTGATTGCGGCCATTCAAGCGGAGTTACAAAAACGTGCGGCAGACCAAGGAGCAGAAGATGTTGCAGGAACTGACACTACGGCAGGTGGAGCAGGCGCTCCAGTGGTTGGACAGCCCAGTGCAGTCAGCGCCCCCGCAGGAGTTGGAGCAGTTGAGCCAAGTGGAGTGGTACCTGCTGGACAAGATGTTGCAGGAACTCCTGATGGAGAAACGGTTCAGCAGTCTGCACTAGCCCCCGAGGAAGAAGCCGAAGCCGAAGCCCCAGAAGTTAGCCAAGAAGATAAGTTAAAAACGGCAACCGATGCCGAACTTCAAGACGCGCTTACACAAATTGGTGGGTCTGATATTTCACTATTAGACGTGCCCACCATACAAGCAGAAATTGATAGCCGAAAACTAAAAAAAGAGCAAAAACTACCCGCCGCTCCCGCAGGCCAAAGGGGTCGTCCCGCTGTGTACACGCCCGAGCAGAAGGCCGCGAACAAACTCAGCGCCGATGCAAAGAAAGCCGTCAAGATGCAGGCTGACCGGGACGTTACCAGAGCAGTTACTGCTTTGGATGAAACATCTCAGCCGCTGGACGAAGGTGAGTTTGAAGACGAAGAACAACTTGCATCGGCGCAAGAAAATCGCCGAAGCAATAGAGTAGCCGCCATACGCAGCCTGTTGCAGATGGCTAGTAACCCAGTCATTGAGCGTGGCAGCGCAACGGGTAAAAGAGTTCAAGCTGCGTTAAAACACGCAAGCATTAAGCCCGCAGAAGTTGAAGCTATTCGCAAAGGAATGGAACGCAGCAAGAAAGCTCTTGCCGACAAAGCCTCATTGCTTGGGGCAGATGCTCGTGTAGACACTTCTTTTTCCCGCACGAAAGATACTACCCCAGTCAAAGTCGGGCGAGCCGACATTAGATTTAACAAGATGACCACTGCGCAGCAAGCGTTGCGGCACGTCATTAAGACAGGTAATCCGTTTCAAAAGTTCTTGGCCCAGCGTCTGCTTCCGTTTGTCAAAGACGTTCGCTTCCAAGTCATTGAGGAAGATGCTCCGCTACCAAAGGAAATTGTTGAAGGCGGGGCTACCAAAGATTGGGGCATGTCTCGCGGCATGTTCCTGCGTATCGTGGCTACCGGAGAACGGTTTGTATATGTTCGCGGCCTAACAGGAGGCCCAAGTCAAGGTATCAACAACGTCACTGTGCTGCACGAAATGTTGCACGCCGCCTTGAACAAAAAGCTGGATATGGCAGATTGGGCACTCCGCGAAGGGGTTGATAGCAACTCTAGCTTGGTCAAAGCGTTTAAATCGTTTGAAGAAACAATGCGTCTGACGCAGGAGCGTATGGATGATATGCAAGAAGCTGGCACTTTGCCGGAGTCTATGTATCAACTTGTTGACTCAGGGATATTTTCCGACCCCCGTGAATTTCTTGCTTACGCAATGTCGGACCCCAAGTTTCAAAAGTTTTTGATGGAGACCAAGGGGCACGTTAAACAGTCCCTGTTTACTCGTTTTGTCAACAATGTGCGGCAGTTCTTCAACATGGGGCCGTCGGACATGAACGCCCTGTCGGACATGATTGACATCACTGACAAGATGTTGTCGGCTCGCATGACACCTTTAATGAAGAGAGAAATTGAAGCTGATCGGGCGGGCGCTAAAAAATCCGAAGTTTCCAGCCAAGACAAGCGCACGCTTCAAGAGTTGGATGAGGACATTGCCAAAGCAAAAGATGTGCTGGCTACTTCCAGACTGTTGGAGGAATCTAGTGGCATAAGCATGGCGCAACTTGCTCGGGACCCCAAGAAGTTGGCCGAGTTAATTCCAGTCGTTTGGAGCAAACTGGATTACGCTGGTCGTTCGGCTCTTGTGCGGATGCCTACGTTTGACTATCTGGCCAAGTGGGCTGAGCGTTACGATATCCCCCGCATCCAAGAAATCCAGTTGGATGTCCAACGCATGATAGGCATGTCCCAGCAATTGCTTACCGGGGCGGGCCAAGTGATAGATGCTACGAAGCGTGCGTTTGATGCTGACCCCACTTTGCGCCGCAAGTTGGAAGACTTGCCCATGATTGCAACGATTGCGCGGTACGACCCCGCGGATACCAAGCGCCTTCGCCGTAACGTGGAAGTGGACAACATGTACAAAGACCTCGGGCCTAACGGGCAAGAGGCTTACGTGCGTCTACGTGACTACTATCAAGACATTTCTGATCTTTATACCGACTTGCTCGACGAACAGATTGCCGGGCTTCAAGGTGTTAGTGATGAACAAAAGAACCGCTTGATGGTGCTTGTCCGTAAGACCTTTGAGACAGACGCAAAGATTGATCCGTTTTTCCCGCTCGTGCGTGTGGGAGATTTCTTTTTGTCCACTGGCAAAAAGGAGGACAAAAAGTTTGTGCTGTTTAAGTCCCGCGAGGAGCGAAACGAACGCGCTAAACAATTAAGAGCTACGGGCGCAGACGTGGAGGTGGGCAATGACATGGCCGACTTGCGCAAGGCCACCAAAGATTCCAGCGTGTTGCTCAAGCAGCTTTTTGACGCTGTGGATTCAGCAAACTTTGCTGTGGATAGCACCGACCCCAAAGGTTTGGCGGTTGCACGGGACGGCATGAAGGATGCCATCTATCAAATTTACCTGAACGGAATGCCCGAGCAGAGTTTCCGCAAGATGTTCATCCACCGTAAAAATCGCGCTGGATTCCGCACCGACATACTGCAAAACCTTGCCACAACGGCGTCAAAGAACTCCATTCAATTGGCTCGACTGAAGTATGGTCCCAAGCTGCGCAACAACTTGTCGGCTGCAAAAGATTCCATTGTCGGCAGAGAAGAACTTACGCCTTTCGTAAAAGAAGCAGAGCGCCGCGTGAACATTGCGTTGTCTGGCGAAAGGGGCGGCGCGTTTGAAGCTTTTGCAGGCTTTGCCAATAAAGCTTCGTTTGTTTTTTATATGACAGGCGCTTCGACTGCGTTTATTCAACCTTTCAGCATTTACATCTCTGGCCTTCCCATACTTGCTGCTAATCACGGGGATGCAATTGGAGCGGCGCGTGAGCTTGGCAAGATGTTGACGTATCTCAATCAGTACGGTGTGGTGCGTAAAAACATTGACGGTACAACTTCATATGTGGCCCCCAGCTTGGCCAACAACATGAATTTAAGCCCGGACGAGCGCAGAGCAGTTCGGGAGATGGTGCAACAAGGTGTGGAGCAATCGACCTACGCTTCGCTTGTCTGGGGATACAACCAAACGCCAACCGAACAACTTGATTCCACCACCAGTAAGGGTAAAAAGTTAGCCGACGTTTTGGTTGGCGGGCTGCTGCACAACATGGAGCGTTTGACTCGTGAGGCAGTGTATTTAGCGGGGTACAGGTTGGGCCGCAAACGAGGGCTCACTCACGAAGAAGCGGTCCAACAAGCGGTTAAAGATACCAACGAATCTCTGGGTAACTACGACATGACCAACCGTCCAGAGTGGATGCAAAAAGGTCTTGGCAAAATACTGTTCCAGTTCAAAATGTATCCGTTGCAAATGACGTTGCTGCTGCTAACAAACTTTAAACGAATGCTGCCGCTTTTGAATAAAGAAGGTAAAAGAGAAGCGGCTACTAAATTCTTTGGTGTGCTTGCAACCACCGGTACTTTGGGTGGCGTTACTGCTCTTCCTATGTTCAGCGCGGTAATGGGTTTGATTGGTTGGGCGTGGAAAGAATTTGGCAAAGACCCTGAGTGGCCCGATGAGCTTAAAGACAAGAGTTTTGAAACGTGGGTGCGTAAGGTGTGGTTGCCCGAACAGCTTGGCGATATCTCCATTGGCGGTGTACCGCTCAATGAGTGGATTGAAACTGGCCCGCTTAACGCGCTAACTGGGGCGGATTTTGCTTCTCGTCTTGGGTTGAACGACATGTGGGGACGAGATTCCAAAGACGGTAAGACAGCCAGAGATAGCGCAACTGCTTGGGCTATAGATCATGCTGGACCTTTCCCCAGTTTGATTTTGCAGTTTGCAGATGCCTACGAAGCCTTTGCGCTTGGCGACCACCAAAAAGGGCTGGAGAAAATAGCCCCTGCGGCGATTAAAAATATGTTGATTGCTGACAAATACGCAGATGAGGGTATGCTTACCGCAGCAGGTAAAGAGCTTGTACCCAAAGACGAAGTGCGGGCTGGCGAACTATGGGCGCAAAGAATAGGTTTCCGTCCAGAGCGGTTGGCCAAAGCGCAAGAGTTTGCGTTCAAAGCAACGGGTATTGAGCAAAAGATTTTGAACGAACGAGACTTCATCATGAAGCGGCTTAACCTTGCCCACCGTAAAGGACGTGAGGTCGAGTTTGAACGCATCATCGAAAAGGAAGTGGGCAAATTCAACACAAAGAACCCCACGTATTACATTGACAGCGACAATATTTTCAACTCCGTACTCAAGCAGTCAGAGCTTCGGCAAGGTGCTCGACGAGGCGTAAACGTCACCGAGAAGAATGCGGTATTGTTTGACGAAGCTCTTTCTATTGCGGAAAAGCAAGCGGAAAAAGAACGGAAGAAATAAAAAACCCCCGCACTAAGGCGGGGGAAAGGGAGGAAGGGAGAACCTTCAAGGAGCAAACATGATGCTGGCAACTGCATTCCCAGCACCGCCAGTGTAGCTCATACACGCCACACTCGCAAACCTTTGATGCCTTCTACGATCACAACTTTCGTAACAGTACGAATTTTCAATCGGTCCGTGACTTCCTTCACTGCACGTTTTGCCGCCTTGTGGTCAATGCAGGGTACAAAAAAGGAATGGCCGACCCGAAACTTCGCCCAGTTAATCCTGTACGTTACTGTCTCGATCTTCATTGACGTTCAGCATTGCATCCATTTGCAGGAATTCTGAAACCGAAGCATCAAACTTCAACACCCGCACGGGCGGTGACACGACCTTCATCCCTTTGGACATGCGTTTGTTGGTGGCTTCGAGAAAGATTTTTAGGTCGCCCAGTTGCTTGAGCAGGTTTTTGTAGTTGGTCTGGTTCTTGACGCAGAAGTCTTTGAACTGTTTGGCCGCAACAAACAGATGTTTTGTGTCCGGCTCGTAGCGTATCAGCAACTCTCCACGGGGCTCCCACAAAGGTAGCGGCACCATACTGCTCCGGGCATCCACCTCGCCGTTGACCACCAAAGCGTTGTTGATGTGGCTGTTGATGAACTCGCCGAGCGCAGTGACAGGGGAGGTCTGGGGTGGTTTCACATCGACGCGCATCTCACCCAACATGCCCTTCAACCACTCGTAGACCCTGGCAATATCGTAGTTGTGCAGTTCAAGACCCTTGGCAATCAGGCCACCTGCAATGTTACAAGCGGCTACCGCCGACCAGAACCGCTCCCGTGCGGTGAACTGAACTTCTCGGTCGATACGGGCCTGTACCTTCTTGACCAGCGCCTTGGCTTCTTCCAGATTGTTGACCAGCCATGACAGGTAGATTTCCCCGGCGTGGCCGTAGTTGTCGTTCAATTGGTGGTCGAACATCTCTTTGCCTCGGGCCACACCGATCACATCATTGGGCTCTATCTTGTATTCAAGCAACCGCACTGACTCGCCGTCTGGGGTGTTCTTCAACGACCCCAATTTCTCGTAGAAGCTGGCGTTGGATGAGCACAGCGTCATGTTCTTCCATGACGTGTTGTTGACCCGCAGTGCGTTGGTCTGGGACATTTGCCTGTTCTTGCCCCGTCCGTGGCTGATGCCGTATGCCAAGTCCGAGAAGTCTTTCGGCGACATGTTGGTGATCTCGTCGATCGTATTGGGTATGTTGTTCATAACCCCCAGTTGTTGCATCTTGGCGTTGAGCGTGTCCTTTTCGATTGCCATCAACTCTTTGGGCTGGCCATAAACGCTGTTACACATACGCAAGATGGTGGACTTCCCTGACCCGGCGTGTTCGTAGATCACGTTGATAATTGCGCCATCCAGCCCAGTGAATCCCATTAGTGGAGCGCCAAACGCAGTTAACGCTCCAAAAGCATGAGGCTCCATGCCGGGTAGGCCGTACAGGTTGAAGACCTCTTTCCACTTGTCAAGATCGCCCTTGGGGTGAATCTTGCTGGCAAAGAACTCGGTTGTCGATGACGGCGGGCTGTAGAACGTGCCGTCCTTTGTGATCTCCCGGTCGCCCACGATGAATTTGCTGTCTCCCTCTACCCATCCAAATTGTGTTCTCATGATGTCTGCTTTCTTTGCGTACTGCAAGTTTTTTACTGATGTGATGACAAACGTCGCCAAGTTTTCGTACTGTTTGTGGTGTGCCATCACGCCTTGTTGAGCAAGCTGTTTGCGCAACTCATCCTTCGATGAAATAGCGGCGGTGGTGACTGAGAATTCTTTGACTCCATCGTGGGGCAGGTGCAGTCTGAACAACGCAACCTCGCCCAACTCCTTGTCCCGCATACGCTTGACCACATACAGGTCATGCTCGTACACCAGCTTTGGCTCCGCCTCTTCATCTTCTTGGACTGGGCGCACATAGATGCCGCCGTTCTTGCCCCGAAAGAATGGAAATGGATACTCTGGAATCGTGTATTTCTGTTCCCCACCGTCCTCTTCTTCGACGGTTACTTCGTTGTCGGCCTCGTCGGCTTCTTCTATTTCTATGCCCAAAACAATGGGCGATTTGATCTTGCCTTTGTGGATGCACCCATCACACCCAGTTGGATTGCGCTCTTCAAATGTCGTGCAGTGATGCGGCCCACCACGCTTTCTGATGTTCATCAGTTTCAGGTCAACCTCTGTCGGGTCGTAGTCTGGATACTGATCTGACATTTTGTGAGCAGCCCTGTCGCCATCTACACAAAACGCAGTAATCGAAAGCGCCGACTGCCACAACGGCTCGTCAAGCTCGGCTTGATTTGCAAAACAGTAATTGAGTTGCGGGCAACCGTTCTCTGCTTTGAGCATGATGGTTTTGAACCGTTTGACCTTGTTGGCCATCAGTGCTTCCATCATCGGACTGATCGAGCTTGGAATGAAGTCAGGCTTGTCCTCTTCGGGTTCGGGTTCGGGTGCTCCCAGCAACTCCCGTACTTGCGCCACCGTCATCCTCGGCGAGACTTCATTCCACATGCTGATCGGCTTGGTCTCCAAACCTTTCTTGTAGTTCAGTGTTCCGGGCGGGCGCAGGATACGCGATGCCTCAAACACCTTCTCATCAACAATCAGCCCGTGCTCTTTACACAGTTGTTTTAGCCGCTTGGCCAGAGGTTCCCACTCGGTGCGGGTCAGTGTCTCTTCAAGCAACCAGTAGGCGTGAATGCCGTTTCCAGAATTCACCAGTATCGGTCTAGGTAAGCCGACTGTCTTGCAAAACTTCTTGAACTCGTCCAGCCCTATTTGCTGGTCAAGATAGCCTTCGATCTTTCCTTTGGAATTGGGTACACCTTTGGTCGGGCCGCAGTCAATGTCCAGCCATAGGGCGCGGACAAAGGCTACGTTCTCATGCGTTCTGTTGTTCAGTGGACCAAACTTGGCACACCCAAAATACGCATTGACCTGCTGCTGTTTGAATTCCTCGATAAGTTCTTCGGCTTGTTCCCTCGTATCTGCAAAGCGTTGGTCTACATAGTCCCCAATCCCAACCACGCAGTACCGCCCATCCGTAGGCAGCACGGTGTCGAGTAGATCGAAGTCGGACATGTTATTTGCGCTTCTTGTGTCGTGCTATGAATCGTTCGATCTGTTCGTTGTGGGCGCGGATTGGGACGGTGACGCCCCAAAACCAGTTGTAAATCGTGGAGCGACTTACCCCCAGTGTTTCCGCAATGATGCCCACGGGAATCCCGTTCTCGATACACAGACGGCCCAAGGCTACGCCCAGAGACTCGGCATCGGCTTTTTTGTTGGCCTCCACCAAGTTCTGGCTGTAACCATAGCTCATGTTTATTCCTCGTCAGTCCATGCCGCAACCACAGAGTCCAAGTTTTTCTTGGCAGTGGGTGCAGGGGTTTCAGCTTTCTTCGACTCGCGCTTCTTGGGCTCGTCAACCTCGGGCTCGGCGGCGGCTTGTGGAGCGGGGGTAGGAGCGGGAGCAGGGGCGGCTAACTTAGGCGCACGACCAGACATGTCAGCCTGATACGGGGTCATCGTCACCATCTTCTGCACCTCGGGCTTGGCGGCAACCTTGCTGGTCACTTCGTATTGAGCTTTGTCAATGAAGCGCACGGGGGTGAACAGAATGGACTGGTTGTCGTTGTCCTCGTTGAAGCTCATCTGGGTAACCACGTAGTCCAAGCTCTTGCCGTTGTTGGCCAGATATTTGGTGTAGTTCTCAAACGTGTGGGTGTTGTCACCGACACCTTCGCCAAACAAAGACTTGGAGGCCAAGTTCATCTGGTACGCTTCACCTTCAAGCGAAGTGCCAAAGTCCTCAACCAACGCCACAGCAATGCGGCGGGTGTAGCGGCAAGCCTTGGAGTTGCCCATACCCGAACCCTTGATGTTTTGCGAACAGGAATCGCAGCGATCAGACTGCTTGTTGGCAGACCCCGCATCAGGCGCATTGCCGTCATTGGAGAAGCAATCAGGTGCAGTCGGCTCGGCATCGGGGGTCCACTGCTTCGTGTAGAAGATGCGGCCCACTTTGGGTGAGGCGCTGACAACGATAACGTCCATCGTGCCTTTTACTTTGCCCATCTCCTCGCCACCGACAACCTTGCGGAAGATGCCGTTCTTGGGGACGATGCGCTTAGTGCCAGTACGGCCAGCGAGTTGTTTAGTGAGGTCACTGACTCCAGCGGTTTGCAGGAAGTCGGGGAGGTCTTGGTTCAATAAAGCGATGTTGCTCATTTCAAATTTCCTTTGCGCGTCTAACAACCACGGTGTAAGTGTTTTCGACATTCATCCCTTTCGGGTAAAGGTCTGGATTCTCTCCAAGAAACTCCTTCATGTGTGTTTGATGAATTCGTTTCTCTAGCAGGCCGAATGCACTGGTCTCCTCTATGAAGGTGTACATTGAATCCCAATCATTCGTCCAGTACCGTGACTTAACCGATCGAATAATTGTGCCGTGCGGGGTGCGCATACTCTCGACGCCCATAGACTTGCATGTATCGAGCATTTCTGTTTCGATCAAGCCCATTTGCTCTTCAAGTTCTGCGTGTTCTTTTTTGTATTTCGCCGTGAGGTCATCACGGGCATCTCGTATCCTCAAGTAAACCTTTGTCAAGCTATTGAGGTCTGGTGTAGAGGTGACTACCTCCTGAACTGCTTCGTCCATGTGTTCGCTCCTGTTGTTGTGGGGATTAGTTTAGCACAAGATTGTACATTGTCAAGTCTCTTGTGAAGAAATTTCTTGACGGTACAAATCAATCACTTGCTGGTGGTTGGCGATGTTGCCCCGCAGTAGCGAGTACATCCGGGTTTCCACCTGACTGCCTGTGATATGCACGATGGTCATTGGGTTGACCTGACCGGGACGGTCGATACGGGCATTGGCTTGCAGGTACGTCTCTACGCTGGTGCAGGGAGCGTACCAAATAATTGTGTCGGCGGCGGTTAGGGTAAGCCCGTGGGATGCGGCCATTGGTTGGATGACAAGCACCTTGGGATCAGGTTGACTCTGGAACCGCTGGACAATATCAGAGCGCCGATTAACCGACACTGCGCCGTTGATAACGTCACACGTTATGCCGTTCTTGGTCAAATGCTTGGCCAACACTTCGATGGAGTGAGTGAACGGCACGAAGATCAGCACCTTGTTGCTCGACTCGTCAACAACTTCCTGCACCACATTCAGTCGGTTAGATACATCAAAATCCACCACCTCATGGTTGTCGGTATACACCGACCCGCAAGCAATCTGGAGCAGCTTGTTGATCTTCACAGCCGCATTGACCGCAGAGACTTCTTCCCCCGCCGCTTCGATTAGCATCTCGTCCTTGAGGCGCTTGTAGAAACTCTTTTGCTGGGGTGTCATCGGGGCTTCGCGCTCGGTAAAAGTCACCGGGGGCAGGTCCAGGCACTGCTTCTTCTCGAAACGTATGGCTGGCTGTAGGATAGTATGGACAGTCTGGGACGCATCCGGCCTTGGAACCCACCGATACATGCTGACCTTGTTCATGACCTTATCGCGGAACTGCCCAAAGAACATTGGCACGCCACTGGGGTTGACCAGCTTTGCCAATCCGTAAGCATCCACAGGCGATTGCGCGGCAGGCGTACCCGTGAGCATCCACAGTCCTTTGATGGCTCGTGTCAAATCGCGCAGGTCTTTCCACCGCACAGTCTGGGCGTTTTTGTAGGCTGACGCTTCGTCCACCACGATGAGGTCGAACCCGCCGTCCATGATCTGCTTCTTGATGATGCCAACACCATCAAAGTTAACGACAACGAACTCGGCTCCAGCCTCAACAATCTCTTTGCGCTTCTTGGCTGAGCCATGTGCAACGGCCACTGTACGGTGGATGGCAAACTTGAACAGGTCAACTTGCCACGCTGACTTCATGATGGACAACGGACAAATCACTAGCACTCGTTTGACCAAACCCAACTTCATCAAATAATCTACAGCCCAGATCACGGATGCTGTCTTGCCCGTGCCCTGCTCGTTGAAACAAAACGCTTTACGCTGATTCGCTAAAAACTCTGCTGTGACCTTCTGATGCGCGAACGGTGTGAACCCCGGAGGCCGGGGCCACTCATACTCTGATAAATTCATTTTTTCTTACGTTCCTTCGTACTGACTTCTGATACAACTTTGTGGTTTGACCCACGCTTGAACGATCGGTTCGCGCTTGGGACTTCCAAGCGTACACCATTTTTATTGGAGCCACCTTTGGACAGAGCTACGCGGTGCGCAACGTCTTTGCCTTCTCTAACATCAGCACGTCCATCGCCGTTGGCATCAGTGCTTTTATTGTCAATGTTTTCTCTGGCGCGTTGGCGCTCCAGCCTTGACTTGCCCTCACCTCGGGCAAGCTGTTGCTCGTATTCCTTTTTATAGGGTCGGGGTTTGTTTACGTATGGCATTTGGGTTTCCTATCTGTGGGTGTTAAGGTCTTCGTTTGTCATGCTAACTCCTGTTGTACTCACATTGCCGCACTGAACAGAATTTGCACAGTGGTCCTTGGATGGGGTTCCACACCCCGTTTTTCAGTGCCGCCTCTATACGGGCAACATCTTGCGCTGGCTTCTCCACGTACTTAGGCATCATCTCTCGGTAGTGGGTGGCTTTCACAAACTCTTTACTCACCACGAAGATCAAAGCTGATTTCACCTTGTTGATCTGCGGAAACTTGGCAAAAAGGCCAGCCGCCACAAGATCGAGTTGCTTGACGTCCGCATACCGCGCACTCTTGCTGGTCTTGTAGTCCACTGAGTGCGCCAACTGTTTCTCCTCGTTGATGACTACCAAATCGGCTATGCCATGCCACCATACATTCGTCGCGCTGAAATCGCATGATTCCAAATTCTTCGTTAAGCCCAACTTGACTTCGCATAGCTTCTTCCCTTGGATTACATCCAATGTCTCTAATACTGGCAACATGTATTTAAATGCAGGCGGGACAGGCTTGCCGTCTCGGATGTATTCCTCTGCCACAGTATGAGCAGTCTTGCCGTACAGCGTGGCCTGTGTGTCGGGCTCAACAATATCCTTGGCTATCTTGGTGTGATAGTACTTTTTGGGGCACTGTTGAAATGTTTTCAGACTGCTGAACGACCATACGATGCTCATGCTGTCTCCTCTACCAAGTAAGCTTCGCGTTGACGGGGTTCCCCGTTGCCGCGCACAAATGAATTCCACCAATAGATACCACTCTTGCGTTGCTTGAAGTGGCCCCGCACATAGTGGGCTGAAATATCTAAACGGCGACTGACAACACCATCGGTGGTGGCGCTCTCAATTTCTTTCAAATGCAATAACGTGTACGCACTAGCAGAGCACGCTTTCTGTTTTTTACCTCCAAGCTTCGCGCCTTTAGGCGGTGTCCGTGCGGGAACCTTAGTCCAACCTACCCCGCTCTTACAGCTAAGCAAAAGATAGGAGGCAAACATAAGGCATGGGATTTCTGTGGCGGATTCCCTGATGTGCTGTTGTGTTTCAGGTGCGTGGAATATCCGCGCCAAACGTTCAGGTGTGACCCCCGCTTTTTCTGCGGCTACGATAAACGCTGGGCATGGAATGAGGTTGCAATCAACAGCGCCTTCTCCGTCGGCCTTAGAGCTAAGAGACACTTTAAACGCGCCAAGGGCGTCCATACCAAACAAAAATGTAAAGAAGCTGTGCTGAATGCGACCGTCAACAAACTCCCAGTATGGCAAGCAAGTGAACACACCTCCACTAAGCTCATGGATATATGCGCCAATGCGTGTTATCTCCACGATGCCATTGATGGTTCCGCTATGACGTAGTTTGCGAATTTCCTCTGTTAGTGGGTACTCGATCACCGTATGCGGGTACGGCATGTGCAACTCAGCGAGGCTGGGCATCTTGAAAGACTTTGAACGCACAAGCATCTCGGCGCTTAACGCAACTTCGGGCGACAGAATAAATGTCTGCACATCCTTCTTTGGTGCGTTGTGTCGGAACTCAATCGGCACCCCAAACTCATTGGAACTGACACGATCAAAAAACTTGTCGATCAGTGGTTTATTCACTTGCCCGCTCCTTCATCTCTTTGATTGCGTTCAACATCAGCTTGACCTCGGCCATAGCTTCAAGCGTGTGCTCAATGGCCTTGTCATATTCACGATCAAGCATCGAATCATGGGCGTCCTTTAGGGCGCGTTCTGCCATCATGCAGGGGTAGGCGTAATCAACCATCAGTTCTCCTTTAACAATCACCATAACTTTGTCCATATCCAGCCTCACAGTTCAGGGGTAACTCGGGAGCCCACGCAGGGCGTAGGCGCATACACAACTCAACAAACTCTTTGGCGGTTTCAGCCTCGGGCACGGGCACGATGCAAGCAATAGCATCATGCACTGTCATCACCACTCGGTACTTCTTCGCAATCATCAGCATCTGCTCACCGATCACAATCCGGGCCAACGCTTGGCACACGTTCTCGACAACCTTGCCGCCGTAGATTCGATTAGGGATGATTGCTCTGCCCTTCTTGGTGTCGTAGACGATCTCGGCCTTGCCTTCCTCATTCTCATATAGGCGCAAGTTCGGATACCGCAGCCGCAAACCATTGGGAAGAATAATACCGTTGTCGCCTTCGACCTTCAACAGATCGTTCCGCCCTAAAGTGGTGTACTGTTTCTGCAATATGGCTTTGAGGGCTTGGCCCGCAGACTTCCACAGTTCGGGAATCATGGGGTACGTCAGTCGGTACGTGTCGATAATGCGCTTCGCTTCTGCGAGTTCAATAGACACGTTAAAGTTCTTAAGTTGTGCTTGAAACTTTGCCGCTCCCATGCCGTAGCCCGCCCCAAGAATCGTCGTTTTACCAACGAACCGCTCATCTTTGGTAATTTCCGCAATAGCCTTGCCGTAAATAGCCGATGCCATGATTTTGTATACGTCCTCGCCACGATCAAATGCCTCCACTAAGTCGTCTTGCCCCGCCAGCCACGCCAGCGTCCGTGCTTCAATTTGAGATGAGTCTGAGTCCAGCAACACGTATCCTCTGGGTGGGATGATTGCGTGTTTCAAGGGGGATTTGCGCGGCAGATTCTGCAAGTTCAGCTTGTCGTCCCCACCCCAACGCCCAGTATGTGCGGCGTAGTACCGCAGGGGTACAGGCAACGGCCCCCGATCGGCAATCCCAAGGAACCGCTCGGTGCGGGTCTCCTCAAGCGTGGACTTTGTACCTAGCCGCGCAGCCACAAGTGCTTGTACGGACGGATTCGGATGTTCGAGAAGTTCTTTAAACGCCTCGTCACTCTTTGCAAACGCATAGGTCTGCTTGCCAGTGGTCGGGCTTTTCTTCATGGGCGGCACGACACCATGCACTGTAAGTAACTGAGCAAACTTTTCATTGCTCATTAGCGTGTCTTTGTCAAAGTTGTTCAGCAGGTCTTCCTTGCGCTGGCGCTCTTTGAGCAGATGTTCGTGCAATGTCAGCTTGTGCAACTGCAACACTGGGTCGGTGAACATCTGGACGGTCAAGTCGATCAGCCGTAACTCAACCTTGGGAAAGTTCTCGCTCATTGCATTAAACAGCCCCCATGTCAGAGTCACATCATTCGCGCAGTAGCCTCCATAGTCGGCCAACTCCTCGGGCGTAAAGTCTTTGCGGAAGTAGTTGATGTACTTTGCAACTTGTTCACCCTTGACACCCAACCCATAGTAAGAGGCTAGGACCGCAAGACTCCCGCCAACCTCAGTCCCATGCAGGGCGCGTCCCATGCTCAGCGTATCCAGAAAGCCTTTCGGCTTCATGCCAAAAATCCAATTGAGGATGGCTCCATCAAACGGCGCGTTGTGCGCTAAGACCAAATGATTGGGCAGATCAAAGGGGGTGAGGAACTGGTGCAACTCTTGGTGGCTCCCGCTGAACCACACGGGCTCCCCATCGTTTACCTGTACTGCAACACCGATAACCTCGAACCTCGAGTCTCGAATGTATTCCTCAGTGGTCTGGGTCTTGAACCCAAGAGTCCCGCCGTAGGCGGTCTCAAAGTCGATCGTGAGGATGTTCACTCGAAACACTCCGATATAACATTTGTTAGATACTCTAAGTTGTTCTCGCGGATGATTAGCGTGTAGCCGCCAGCTTTGTTTATGTCGCTCAGATTTTTTAGTTGTAGTGCAGTGGCCTCGCCCTTGCCTGCTTTGGCTTCAATAGCCACAAACTTACCGTTCACACAGCAAAGGAAGTCGGGCACACCGCTGTTGCCGTAGCCAGTGCCGATGGGCATGGCGTAGTAGATGCTGTGGGCTTTGAGGATTGCCTTGATCTTTGTCTTGACCTTGGCCTCGGGGGTGGTTGCCATTACACCCACTCCACAAAGGTACAGCCTTTGTGTTGAATTATGGCTAACCTAAAACATCCTTCATACCCGCCCTCAGGACTTGCGTGACCATAATCGTAGTGGCATTGTTCGCACTGAAACTCAATAAGTATTCCGTTCCTGCGGTTACTAGGGTTGCATGTATCTGCGGAGGGGAAGCTTGAAACGTGGGCTTCATGTTCTGACTGAGCTATAACAGTTGTTAGCTTGTCGTCTTCGCTGCGTTCAAATATTGTTGTATTGCGATGGTGCAAGTAATTCTCACTGCACTTAGGGCACTTCAATATATCGCCATCAAAAGTTACGGATGAATTTCCAAAAGTTGACATGATCTAATGCTCCAGTTGTGTTCAAGCCCTCATAGTACCACAACCTTGTACTTTGTCAACACCCAGACGAAAAAAAGCCGCCCGAAGGCGGCTAGGATTTACCCTTGGTCTAACAAATGTTAGATCGCTGTCACTTCCTACGGTTTTTGGTCTGTTACAACGCCGTAGTTGCTACGCTTCCACAACGGAAAACCCCCTTGCTGAGCACCTGCATTACGCAGATCAGCGTCTGAGTACCGCTGAAGTGTGAAGCGCGGGTAGCCGGGGCCAACAAAAACCGATGGGTTGCGGTAGTGCGGCACATAGGTGATGCCGTTAAGCACGTACACCGTCTGCATAAAAGTCTCTTCTTTGAGGTCTTTCATCATGCCCCCGCTTTCTCAATGGCGCGGTCGATGTACCACTTAGCCTTCTGCAAGTCTTGCAGTCGGTTGCCTTTGTGATCGGCGCGAGTGATGTACTTCACGGCATTGCCCAAGTGATACCCCAGTGCCTTCGCTTCAATGAAGTCGATGGTCTCGATTCCACCTACCTTGTAATGGGTAGGATGATTCACTGGATCGGACTTTGGTGGGGCGTTCATCATCTCCTCATCTGTTGGCCCGCCTTGCATCCGAATCTTGTCTGTGATGGACTTGCCACTTGAGAACACTGCTATCCGCTTCCAATTCCCTGCGCGTTGCTTCTTCGGCTTCTGCATCTCCTTGCGCACCATGTACGCAACCGAATATGAGGTCTTGAATTTATCCGCAACCTCTTTGACGGTAGCCGTTGGGTTACCGTTGTAGTACTGACGCATCAGGGATGCGCGGGAAACTTTTTTCACTTTGATTTTTTTAGCTGTTGCCATTGTTGGCTCCTTGTTGACTGTTGATGTACTCGGTAAGAATT